CGTTCCCCATCAGGGCATTTGGGCAAGGCTTTCGGCTCCGTCTGCCCCATAGGGTCGGAATCATCTGCTTCACCGCCGCCCGGTGTCCATGTACCATCAGGATCGCCAGCCGCCGCCCGTTCAGCATCTTCCACATCTTCAGGATTAGGGGCCGGGGTTTCTTCCTCTTTGGGCTTTCTGCCCCGTCTGGTGGGCTTCTGTTCGCCGCTGTCACCCGTTTCCGGTGCGGGGGTAGCTGGGGTATTGCCGCCGTGCTTCATGGCTCCTGCGGCCTTCTGGTTGGCTTCCTCGTAGACTTCACAGAAGGCTTCATAATCCAGCGGGATTTCCTTGTTGTGGACAGTTAGCCGCCCACCGCCAAAGATCACTTCCGAAGCCTTGAAGGAAAGAACCCGGTCATTATCATCCGCCACGATACGGGCCACAAGGTCAACCATACCGGCAACCTTGTTGGCAACCTTTTCCCGAAGATTGGGGCGGATAGAACTGATTTTGTCACCGCTCTTGCGGGTAAGGTCACGGCTCCGATCCTCATGGCTGATCAGGATGATGTTTTCATAGTCCAGATTGACCAGCCGCTTGACGGTGTTCAGGAATTCGGAAGTTACCATATCCCAAGCCCGGAAAGAATCATCACTTTCATGTTTCCACCCCTGCCGGTCACAGATATACACCCGGCAAGCCTCATAAGTATCTTCCAGAAGGTCAACCACAATGGTTTTGAAATCGTTCTGTTTCTTCTCCAACTCTGTCACAGCATCGGAAAAGACTTCCCAAGCCAACTGCCGCTTGGTCAACCGACCTTCCACCGTTACCGTGTCCCGGATAGCGATATAGGGGGCATCCACAAACTTGATATTGCCATCCGTGTTCAGCATCAGGGGATCAGGGAACTGGTTTGCGAAGAAGGTCTTGCCGCTGAAGGGTGCGCCATATAGCCAGACAACCTTCTTCTTGGTGGCGTTCAGATTGCGCCGTTCATTTTTGGGAAGTAACATATAATCCCATCCTTTCTCACAGTATTCTTGATATTCACACCAACCGCAAAAGTGGTTAGGGTTCTTGGGAAAATCTGTGGCTTCAACCATGTGCTTTGTGCCGGTCAAGAAGTCCACAATTTTCATGGGGTCATACTGAACCGGCAATAAAGATGGTTCAGCGTCTTTCAAAGCATCCTGCAACCTGTCCCGGAATTGCTGAATGGTTTCCGTTTTCTTCTGCCTGATTTTCACCTTTGGGACAATCAGAAAATACATATTCCTGATCCGGTGGCCGGGGTGGGTCAGTTCATACCAATACTTGTATTCATGCAACTGACCGGAAACGGCGTAGCTTTTGGCATTGTTGGAATATTTGAAGTCGTACAGATCAAACACCTGAACATCTTCACCCCAATAGTTGGAAGGGTGCCTTGTGTTCATCCATCCAGCGGGCCACAGATAATCCATAAAGCCTATAAAATCAGCGTTTCCAATAGGAAGTTCAAAGGCTCCGCCCGGTGGCAATAGGGCCTTGGCCTTGGGGATCATGGCTTCCAGCTTCATCATTTCATTCACATGATCATCCGTCAGAATTGGGAAGCTGGACTGGTAGAAGTCAAGGGCCTTTTCAACCCCTTCTTCAATGCCCGTATGAAGGGCGGTGCCAAGGATTAAGGCGTTGTCGGGTTCCGTATCAGGGATAGTGTTCAGCCCTTCCACATATCGCAAGCGGTATCTGTATGGGCATCTATTAAAGAGATCAACCCGGCTGTGGGAAACTCGCATTGTTTCACCCCTTTCACAATTTTCTTGAAGGTTTCAAAGCCTTCCGGGTACAGGATGAAGCCGAAGCAACCGGAATTGTTGATTTGGGCAATGTTGCGCTTTTGCAGTTCTGAAGGGGTGCCGGTAGTAGCCTTCAGTTCCACTTCAAAGGCCAGCCCTTTCACCACAATCCGCATATCAGGAAGGCCGCTTTTCACATACCTTCCACCACCCCACCGCTTTTCCCAATATCCGCAAGGCGGGGCGCTCATACGGTCAACCGGCTCCCCCAAAGGGTAAATCCCTTCACTTTCCAGCCATTTTTTCAGGCGGGTTTCAAAGTTCTTTTCACCGGCCATCAGAACCCCTCCCAAGATACGGGTGAATACTTTGCATCCGCTTTTTACACCGTTTACAGATGTAATGATAGAAAGTGGTTGAATCCCCATATCCGGTTCCATCATCGAAGTGATAACCGGTACTAACCCAATCGTGCTGTTCACACGGACAAAGAATTTCTTCAAGTTCTCTAATCCTTGCGGCTTGGGTCAAAAATTCTTTTTTCTTCTTGCCAAACATTAGTTTTCACCCCTCCAACAGCTTGATCAGGTTATGAATTCCACAGGTTTGAAGGCCCTGAATTTTCCCGGTTCCGGCATAGAACTGAAACAGTTTATCATCAGACTTCCGCCAGCAATGGAAGTGGCCGGTCTGCTGGTTCTTCAACTGGTATTCAATCCCATGGGCTTCAAATTGCTGGATAGCATAAGCGATCCGGTCAGGGTTCTTGGAAACCCGTTCTTGGTGGTTCCGGTGGGCGTGTTCCTTCAGGGCATCCCAAAATTCATCCCGTGGCATTCGCTTCACCACCCTTCAGGGTGATCTTCACATAACCGGCCTTGGGATTAGGTTTGGAGCATTCCGCCGCAATAGCGGGATATTTTTTCTTCAGCTTGGCTGAATCAATAGTGGTGGAATTGCTTGGTGCAACCAAGGTCAGGTTCAGCACATCACTTTCAAACTTCTTCACGCCAAACTTCATCATGGCATCATACAAGGCCGCTTTCATGGTCTTTTCCTGTTCTTCAATGGCCTTTTTGTGAGAAGTCAGGGACGCAATAGCGTTCAGGGTGGCAAGCTGGGATTGCTGGAAGGCTTGAAGCCCTGCTTCTTCATCAAAGGTGGAAGAACCACAGGTGTTGGGATCTTCCTGACAGGAATCAGGGCAAGTGTGGAAATCCGGGCATTTATGGCAACACCCATCAAATTTTCCACGGGGACAAGCGTTTTCACATTTGATCATTTCCGTTCAACTCCTTTATGTAGGTTTCTTGGTAGCCAATCACCCGTTGGGAATATTTGCTTTGGTAAATCCCTTGATCCCACAGCTTGGAAGCGCCGCTTTCCCCCATGTTGTAAGCCATCAGAACCTTGTGTGGATCATCGTACTTTTCAAACAGGGTGCCAAGGATATAAATACCGGCTTGAATATTCTGGTAAGGGTCAAGGAAATCCGTTACACCAACGACATTGGACAACCATTCATGGTTTTTCTGGTTAATCTGCATCAGGCCATAATCATTGGTGGTGCTGATAACATCCGCTTGGAAGTTGCTTTCGTTGCGGATCAGGGCCATCAGGAAAGTGAAATCAACTTCATAGGCATCCGCCATCCAATAAACATATTCCTGAAGGCTTTCATCCATAGGGACATTCAAAGGGGTGAAGTCACCGGCCTGAACAATGGTTCCATCACTCTGAACTTTGACAGCTTGGCCGGTATAGGCCCCGTACAAAACCGCCGTGGTGGTAGGCTCCGGGGTAGAAAACCAGATTGGTACTTTGGCAAACAGGAACCCAATCAGTACCCCTATCAGCAAGGCAACGGAAAACATACGCCGAAACCACAGATTTTGTTTAGCCCTTTGGGTGGCCGTCCTCGTATTTTCTGAACAGTTCATCGTTATAGTCCTTTCTCATTTGCAAGGTGGAAAAAATGCTTTCTTCCACGGTGCCGGGGCAAATCATCCAGTAATAGAAGCATGGCCGTTCTTGTCCCATGCGGTGAATCCGCTTTTGGCTCTGCTCCCACAGTTCCCAACTTTCGGGAAGGCTGAAATAAATAATCTTGTTGGCCTTTTGGAAGTTGCCCCCTCTTGCCCCGGCCTGATACTGAATGAAGGTCACAGAATTGGATTTGAAATTGTAAGCGCCCAAATCCTTGACTTCACCAGACTGGATGGACACAGGGCGGTTCATGCCCTTTACAATTCCCTTCATGCGCTCCATTTCTTCAGTGAAGTTATAGAACACAATCAAGCGATCTTCCGTACTCTCCACCAGTTCCCGAAATGCCTTATACCGGTTCGGGTTATATAGGCCGCAAAGCTGACGGGCATACAGGCGGCGGGTCAAGCTGGTATCACCAATCAATTCCCGCTCATAGCTTTCATTGGAACCCCAAAAATCTGAATCAAGTTCAAATTCCTGAAGGGTGGCGGTGTTTATGCTGATCGCCCGTTCCCGCCAGAACTTCCAATATTCCTTTGCCGGGGGCGTTCTAACGGGAACAAAGTTCCGTTTAGGAAGGTCAATTCCGGCATCATCGGTGGTCATAAATACCGCCCCATGTTCAGCCAGCTTCTTCTTCAGCCGGTCAACATTTTTGTAACCGGTGATTTTCTGCCGCCAGAATCCATCTTCTTCAACCCATTCCGTTTCAATGTACTGCTTCCAAAACAGTTCCTTTGATATGTTCCATCCCAAAAGGCGGCATTGGCTCCACAGCTTTTCATACTTGCCGCCCGTGGGCGTACCAGACAGAAGGATCACATTATCAGGGTTCAGCCCAAGAATGAACTTTGACCGCTTGGCGTTCTCATTCTGGATCAAGGAACTTTCATCAAGCATCAGCGTAAACCCGGAAAGGGTTTTCAAAATCTTACGCCTAAAGGTCAGTTCATAGTTGATCACGCCGCAAATCCGGGTTGGGTTGTCGGTTTCAGCAACCGCCGCCATAAACCAATCAAATTCCTTCTTATTGGTCAGGTCATAAATCATCCAACAATGGTTCATGGCGTAGTTCTCAACCATGTGATCTATCCAATCAGAAACCTTGGAACATTGGCAGATCAACAGGTTTACCCGGCTATTTAGGGTCAGGGCTTTTTCTGAACCGACAAAAGTTTTCCCAAGTCCCATATCAAGGTAATAGGCGCATCGGTTGTGGCCTTCCGTCAGGTCAAGGGCCTGTTGCTGGTGTTGAAATAGCGTGATCATTTCACCTGAACCACTTCACCCAAAACCTTCTTGGCGTGGGTGGTAGAACCAAACAGCTTCTTCGCCACAGCGGCACAGAACCCGGCGTAGTAGTCGTATGTATCACCAGCGCCACAGGAAACAATGGTTTTGGTGCCATCTGCCCACAGCACAATAGTTTTGGGGCCACTGAAGATCACCTTCTTCACAGGGGGAACGCCGGTATGGTGAAGGGGGAAACTGCACCGACAATTCATAGCATTCATTATTTTTTGAAACGCTTCCCAAGAAATCATTGGCCGGTGCCAGCTTATCTTCCGAAAACCAAAACAGGCCCTTGGAACTTGCGTCATTCTGAACCTTTTCCAACTCCACACCGGCCTTTTTCTTGCTGGAATAGTAGTTCTTCACTACACCAACACACCCAGTATATTTGCCGCCGTACTCCGCATCAGGAAGCACCTTCACGGTCATTCCGATTTGCAACATCTTTATCATCCTTTCTTTCCAGTCAGGCGGACAATGTAAATGCAGTTGCCCACCCGGTAAGCGTCATACTTCTTGGGGTTCTTCTCATTCCACTTGCGCTTATGGGAAGAAACCGTGGAAAGTTTGGTTTTAGCTTCTTTCTCGGTGCCATACTCAAAGCACATATTCTTTGCGTTCCCGCTGGTCAGGAAATCTTCAATGGCTTTGACTTCCTCGCTCTTGGCTCCACCGTTGAAGGCTTTCTTGGGCGGGGCCTGAACATTATATTTAATTTCCATTACTTCACCTTCTTACAAAATTTCCGGGGCCGCTATCGTGTCGATATACAACAGATCTTCAGTTCCGGGGATAGGCTCATACAGGCTAACAGTTTGGGGTTCTTTGGCGCTCTTGCGCCGTGCATTCCCAATGGCTGACCGCATAGCATTACAGGCCACAGTGACAAACTTCACTTTCTGAAGATCAGGAAGGGCAAACCACCGCTTTACACTGATCAGATACCGGAAGATCACCACATCAAACCATTCCGCCCGGTCAAGGCCCTGTTGGTCTAAATACCACCAAACAATATTGATGTTGTCCGTGGCAAATTGGGCTTCTTTCGGGGTAAGGGGGCGTTCATAGAACGATTTAGGCAACCGCACACCGCCGCCCACCTCGTTTTTCGCTGGTTTCACTCATTCCCCCCCCCCCCAAC